ACGCGTGAAGCGTGGACGAAGGACCACCTGGCCAGCTGTCCGGATAATTTAATTATAAGATTTAGCGCAACAATGATTGATCAGGAAGCACCCGCGAGCTGGCCGCACACGTCAACTGTAGTTACCAGCGGCAGGACTTGCCCGGCCCCTGAGCAGGGTAACAAGTGTAAAGATTGTCGAGCTTGCTGGGACAAAGACGTTAAGAACATTGCATACGGTGAACACTAACATGACACACGTATTTAAACATCCAAAATTTTACAGAATCCCTAGGGATAAGAAGGATCAGGTCATTAGCGACACATCTCCGACGGGAGCTAGCGAGCGTGCACCTGGTCCGGGCCTCAAGCTTCAAGCGTCAGGCCACAAGCATCAAGCTTCAAGCACCAAGCGTCAAGCTTTCGAACCAACCTGTTCAAGCGCCAAGCGACAAGCATCCCAGCCAGAGTAACAAGCGTCAAGCTTCAAGCCTGAAGCTGCAAGCTCCCTGATCCTAGAACCATGGAACATGGATATTGGAGAAGTTTTCTTGTGCAAAGGACCGAGGGCCTTTGCAAGGATAAAAGTGTTGTGAGGATGTTTCACGTGGAACGCAATTTGGTGAGGGCTAAATCGGATTTTGTTACTTTTAGTTACCTTTAATTCTATAGTACAAAAGTGCCCAGAAGTATTACAGACCAATAGATCAGGAGTACCAAGTAAACTAATATTTTCAAGTCGAATAAGCGAAAACTGTTTAAAATTTTGCTTAACATTTTGATACAATTTAGCCTCTGGGCCCATATGTTTTTCAAGGTAACCACTGCACTTAAATTTGCAGTTTTGGTGGTATGTTTAGTGTCTGTTGGTTGACTGTTTTTAATACAAGACGATGAGCACTATGCCCCTTGTGACCTATAATTGGTGTGCTGTTTTCTTGTACTTCCATTCTAACTACTTTTTCTAAATGACCATTAACTTGAACCATAATGACGGCATTAGAAATAGCATTACCTTGTCTACTACCATCTTTATTAGCTGCTGTGAAATTAGATAAAAATTCCTGTAAATCTTTTACTCTCATTTTTTAATCTGCATTTCTAATAGTTGAAGTTCTTCCAAAAGTCTAGAAACTTCTGCTTTTAAATTTTCATTTTCAGTATGTAGTTGTCTTATGGTTCCAGCCATTTCTATGACAATAGCTTTAGTGCTATCTAATTGATTTTGAGTTTTAATATGCAAACCTTCTCGTTCTTTGTACTTATGTAGCTCTGCTTTGTATTGTTCTGTTAACAAAGTTAAATCTAAAACACCTTTGTCTTCTTTTTTATAATCAGGATCAATAGTTATCTTACTTTCATTTTCATTTTTCATACTATTGACAATATAGGATAGTTACCTTAAAAAGTCAACATGGGAGTTCCAAAAAGATTAACAGAAATGCAAAAAAGATTTGCCGAGTATTTAGTATTTGGTGGACCTGAAGGGCCAGTCAACAAATCAGAAGCAGCCAAACTTGCAGGCTACAATGAAAAACGAGCAAGAATAGAAGGATCAGAGTTAACCAATCCCAAACTATCTCCATTAGTTGTTAAGTATTTAGATGAATTAAAAATAGAAAAGATGTTAAAATATGGCGTGACTTACGAAAGCCACATAACAGAATTAGCAAGAATAAAAGAACTAGCCCTCAAGAAAAATTCTTTCTCCGCTGCTGTAAACGCTGAAACAAATCGTGGAAAGGCAGGAGGATTATACATAGACAGAAAAATAATAAAACATGGGAAACTAGAAGACATGACAGAAGAACAACTAGAAATGAAAATGGCACAAATTGAAGAAGACTACGCAAGTCTTTTGAATGATGATGCTGAGGTTGTTGAAGCAATTGAAGTTAGTGAACCTTTGTTATCTTCTTCACACAAGAAGTCGGAAACACAGAACGTTCAGAAAAAGTAATAGACCCATCATCGTCAACATCATAGCCGGCAAAGATTCTTACAGTATCCTCGTCCTTACTAAACAACCAACCCTCACTTACAGGTGTTGCTAGTTTCATGTTCTTAAACTCACGTTCAGAACCCCAACCACCTTCAGTTATGATATCAATCCAATCTATACGTACACGTTTGTATGGAAACTTAACCTGTTGCTTTACAGTCTTAGGTTTCTCGTAGCTATCAATTCTTCTAGATTTTTTTCTGGATTTCATATTCTGTATATGTATCTAAAAAAAATCAGTTTTTCCAGAATTTTGTATCGCGCGCGCATAGGCAAACTGAGATACTGCCATAGGTGACAAAATAATCTGTCAGGTGACACTTTTTTTAACAACATTTTGTCTACCCTAAAGTCATATATACCAACACTTCTAGACCAAAGTGACAGAATGACATTATTTCTATAGTAGTTTTTATTTTTATTTTTATTTTTTTTACCATACATATACAACGTCATACTGGCATGGTATTTATGCAACAACTGTGGCAAATTTATCACAATATTTTAGTGTCTGCCTTATTTTTGACATAATATTTCCTCATTATCGCCACTTTATCCTCAGCTTCAGCCATAGTTTGTAACAATTTGTCAGCTTCACCGGTGATATCTACGTGTTCCGGGATTATTATATTATTCTCACTTAACGACTGTATCTTGTACATACAATCTTCTATCACAGCTTCGTATCTCTTTAGAAGCGTTCTAAACAACATATCATTCATTTTTAAAATCCTCCGCTTTCATTGGTGTTGTTCTTTCTTTTTCATCGTGCATAAGTTCATTATACATATCGATTCGTTTTAGTGCCTTGTGTTTCCAGGCTCGAAGGTCAGCGCCTTGTGTTTTGAATTCTTGATAATATAGATCAGGCGTGCAGACCATGATAACTCCTTGCTCAATCTTACTGTTGTAGACGTAGTCGTGGGCCATTGCATACATTGCGATTTGCAAATAATAATCCTCGATCCATTCTTCCTTTTTCGGACGATTGGATTGCTTGAAGTCAACAATAGTTTCCATGCCATTGTGTAGACAGACAAGGTCCGTGCTCCCTGCGTAAAGGCCCGGGTAATGTAACGTAACTTCCGAACCATAATACTCTTCCACAGGTGTAAGACCAATCTCAATAATTTTGTCGGCCATGGGACGCGCCTCTTGTCCGATGCTTGTAAGATCAACACAGCCAGTGCCGAGAATATAATGTTCCAGGAATTTGTGCATAACTGTCCCCCGTGAACTAGAATGATTTTTGATTCGCTCTGCGTTTTCTTCACCGACTTTTGCCTTCCATTTTTTTATAAAATCTTGATTTTTGGTAGCGCCTAATATCGTAGTCACAGACGGAAGTCTATAATTACTTATCTCATACACCCTGGTCCCTGTTCCGGGGTCCGTGAGCTGTTTTCCTTGTATATAGTTGTATTTATTACTTTTTTTAATCATGAGTCTTTCTTCTTCGTCAATACCTGAATACCCTTATCTTCGTAACCATTAATATAGTACCCTGTTACTTCTTCATCCTTCTTAATTTTTTTACCAAAGATTCGATTAAAGTTTTCTTTATACAAATCAGTGGTAGGTCTACTTCTACCATCATATTTAAATTTTTTAGATTTCATACGGTCCTTTCTTATTTATATTACGTCCTCTGTTAGTTGGTTTAAATTCCATCTTCTTACGCACAGATTCTTTTATAAACCCTCCATACTCACGTCGGGCTCTAGACTTACCAAACTGTGGTACCTGTGCTAGACCAAACTGTGGTTCAGATTTCTTTTTTCGTTTCTGTAACGCTTCTTCTTTTTCAAGAATTTTTTTTATTTTTATGTCTTCTTTTGTTTCCATAACCATGTTTCCTATCAGAGTATAACTTACACCATGACCATGATGTAAGTTTAGTTGAGTAATGATTTACAAACATTAAAAAATTATAAATATATTTATCTAACATCTTTTTGTACCTCTCTATACTCATCTAAAGATATCACATTATTGTTAAGTGCAATAGTTGTATAATGTTCTATCACTTGTTGTATCTTAGGTAACTTTGTATGCGCCCATGGCCATATCAAACAACACACATAGTACGCATCACGAAATGTACAACGCCATCTGTATTGTTTAAGATAAGGTGTACCATCGACACGTTTACCCTTTACCTTTTTAGGTGTTAGAGTTCCAACACCTAACGTTTCATGAACCCACATCAACACACTGCGGTCAGTCATCGTAATCTCCATAGATAAACGTAAACTATTAGATAACCTATAACCCGGTTTGCCTTTGTGTTTCTTTTTCTTCTCTATCCCTCGTCTGATGTGTATTGAACCCTCACCATCAAACAGGCCTGCAATGTATGATTTGTCTGTATCAGGTATCATTTAATGTAACTTACCACGATCTGTAAAATTATCAGCATCGATATAAGACTCCACAACTTCGGACTCATCCACATAAATCTCCCCTTCCGAGTCACACGTCTGACATTGCACAACAATGTGTTCTCTACCTTCTTCTATTACAGCTTTAATATATCCATTGCCATTACAGTCAGGACAGATTGCTGCGTGTACGTTATACTTTTTTGATTTTTCCATTTAATTTCTTCGCTTTCTCATTCGCAATTGATTCAATGGTTTTACTTATAGATAATTGTGCATCAGGTAATAATACCTTCGACAAACTTATCAATGTCTTGTATGTATCATGTGTTAAGGATACATTTCTATATTTAGTTATATCAGTCATAAGACTTCCTTTCATTTATTAATGATGACTATATAGGATGTTCCAGAGGATATGTCAATGACAAAATTTATATTATTAATGGTTTTATGTTCAGGAGTAGCACAAAATGAATGTAAGGTTATACCTACCACAGAAAAATTGTTTGATGATTATTATAGTTGCATAGTTTACGGCTATAGTTATTCACACAGAATAATAACAGAGTTTGATCCAGAATGGGTTAACAGCATGGAAGTTTACACAAAGTTTTCGTGTAAACCTAATACAACTATCTAATTTTGTATACAGCCATAAAAGAATCCACTTCCATCTTTCATAACATGTTTATTTATGTGGTCGAGATAAGTTGTTAACTCATTCCTCAACACATCACAGAGACTAAAAAGATCAATAGTTTCTGG